TCAAGAGGCCGTGAGTTCGATTCTCGCCACTCGGACCAAACGCTTCTCGGTCGAACTTTCTTCGGAATGGTTCGACCGGGGAGCTTTTTTGTTTTTATCAATGGTTTCGTCGGAGATGTTGAAATAGAGGATCAGCTCGGTGTTGGTGAGCTCGATGTGATCCACAAAGGTATCAACCAGGCGGCGGCAGTAGGCCTTGGTGCGCTCCGAGGGGGAGACGCGGAACTGCTGCAGCAGGAACAAAATCTGGTCACGGGTGAAGGTGAGAGGCTTTTTGGCGGTGAGGGAAGAGAGCTGATAGGAAAGCGTGCTCTCCTGCTGCTCCAGGTCGGCAAGGCGGGCAGAGAGGGCGGCGCTGGAGGCGCCGTTCTCAATGGCAGAGAGGATGTTCTGGATCTTGTTCCGGACATCGGACAGGGATTTTTCCAGTGCCTGCTTCTCCGGGTCAGGGCGTGCGGCCTCGGCCTGCTGCAGCTCCACGATGGCGTCTGCGATCTGCTCCAGCAGATCGGGCTCCAGCAGCAGGTCCGCAACGGAATTGACCACCATAGCTTCCAGCTCGTCCTGCGGGATATTTTTGCGGGTGCAGGCGCGGCCAATGGAGCGGCCGGGGCAAGCGTAATAGTGGTACATCTGGCCGTTGCCGCTGCTGCGTCCACAGACGCCTTTCATCAGGCAGCCGCACTCTCCACAGTACAGTTTGCCGGAGAGAATATAATCGGCGCGGGAAGCGTGCGGGGTGCGGCTCTGGCGGTTGCGTTCAAACATGTTTTGTGCCCTTTTCCATAAATCGTTGTCGATGATGGCCGGGATCGCGCCCTCGATGCGGACATCAAACTTTTTACTGACGTAAATGCCGCGGTACATTTCGTTCTGAATGATGCGGTTGATGCTGCTTTTGTTGAACGGGCCGCCGTGGCTGGTGCGCAGGCCCATGACGTTCAGGCGCTCCACGATGGAGGAAGAGGACAGCCCGGCGGCGTACTGCTCAAAGATATACCGGACTGCCTCGGCACCTGTGGGCTCGATAATGTAGTGTTTGTCGGCGTCCACGGTGAGGCCCAGCGGGCGGGAGCTGCCCAAGGCCTTGCCCTTGAGGGCGGATTCCCGCATGCCACGGCGGGCTTTTTCGGCCAGCTCGGCGCTGTAATACTCAGCCAGAGCTTCCATCAGGCCCTCAATGATGATGCCCTCGGCACCGGAGATGTTGCTCTCGGCGGCATAGAGGATCTCCACACCGTTGTCCCGGAGCTTTTTCTTATAGACGGCGCTGTCGTAGCGGTTGCGGGCCAGACGGTCGGTTTTCCAGCAGATCACGGCGTCAAAGGTGTGCGCGGCGCTGTCGGCCACCAGCTGCTGGAAGGCGGGGCGGTCATCAGTTTTGCCGCTGATGTGGCGGTCTACATACTCGCGCAGGATGGTCATGCCGTGGGCGCGGGCGTAGGCCTCGCAGTCCCGGCGCTGGCCCTCGATGCTCTGCTCGGTCTGGCGGCTGCCGCCAGAGTAGCGGTAGTAAGCCACCAGGCGCGGCGCTTCGGCCGCAGGAGCTTTTTTGCGGGGCATGATAACACTTCCTTTCCGGGCGGTTTGCCCATATGCAGGGAGTGTGGTATACTGACCCCTGCAAGCATAAAATTTCCTTTGTCCGGTTTTGTGCTGTACTCCATGTTTCCCCGGCGCTGCATCGTACCAGCGCCGGGGCTTTTGCTTGCCCATATCCAAAAAGCGTGCTATGCTGTAAAGGCAGGCAACGCATGGAAAGAAACCTTCTTGTTTTTATCCTTACCTTTTGGCGACGGGGCAGACCCCTCCAGTTGGAAACGGCTGGAGGGGTTTGTGCGTTTTTTACGTGAAAGTTGCACAGGCGGCTTTACAAAGGGGGCTGGATTGCATATAATGAAGATGCAAGGTATAGCTTTGCACTTTCAAAAAGAAGGAGGTCTTTTTGATGGCGACAAAGAGTATTACAAAGAATGTCGTGATTCGTTCAAAACCGCTTGCACGGAATTTTGTACGAGCATTGGAAAATGCAGAGGGAAAGAGCAGCAAAAATGTCGTTGTGGATAAGACTGTCCATGAGATCAAGGGCGATGCGCTGCGTGAGATGTTTGGAAAGAAATGACAGGATACGGATTAGTTAACCTAAAAGATATGATCCAAGAACTCGGAGAGGGTCGAACAAAGGAGATCCTTTCCGAGTTTTCTTGTCCGCTGAATAAGGACGTGGAGTTTTTTCTGCATTGCAAGGCCATTGAATTTGCCAGGCAGGGAATTGCCCAGACGCAGCTGGTGGCGACATCTTACAAAGACAAACCAGTGCTGGTGGGATATTTTACACTGTCAAACAAAGTGCTCGAAATTCCACGCAAGAACATTAGCAAAAATGTTGCAAAGAAAGTGAATCGTTTTGCAATGGCAAGGGATGCACGACGCTCTATGACGGACAATTACATGATCTCAGCACCTCTGATTGGTCAGCTTGGCAAAAATTTTGCCAACGGATACGACAACCTGATTCCGGGCGACGTGCTGTTGAAGCTGGCGACTGATAAGGTGCGCGCGATCCAGGCGGTGCTGGGCGGCAAGTTTGTGTATCTGGAATGCGAGGACAAAGACGCGCTGCTCAATTTTTACGGAGACAATGGCTTTGTGATCTTCGGCAAACGGGATCTTGACCGAGATGAGCGAGACCGGCAATCCGGCCAGTATTTGGTGCAGCTTTTGAAATATCTGGGTGATTGATTGTAGTTCCATGTGGCCTGCCAGGCATACCTTGGCGGGCTTTTTGTTTGCCCCTCCGGCTGGAAACAGCTGGAGGGGTTTGTGCGTTTATAAAACAAGGAGCACCCGGCGGGGAGCTCCTTGAAAAGAACAATTATTTGGAAGGTACGGTTGCACGAATTTTCTTTTTAGATGGAACGTAATTTGGATCATATTTCTTGCTTTTACGTTCCAATTTTTCAAAATTGCAGCATACCTTTTGATACAGCGGGATTTTACGACTGAGAGCTTTGCGGTATGTGGATTCTGCACGCTGGAGAATAAGATCGCGATTCTTGTTGCAATAATTTAACTGATTCAACAAGAGCATTTTATAATTCTCATTTTCGATACTCTGAATATCAAATTTGATCAAGCAAGATGGAATAACAGGAATCATATTGTTGAAGCCCATTAGGCCAAGACGACCATCGTCGAGTTTCATAACAGGACCGCCGCCTTTGATGTTAACGTGATTGGGCTTAGGGGATTCAAGGGGAACATAATAATCAATGCCGTTGATGGAGAGTACAATTCCAACATACGGACGCCGCTGCCCCTTATTGTATTGCACACGGGTGTCAATACTATGTAAATAGCTGATATAGTGTTCGTTAATGTGGTAAAATTGAAACTTCCCCATAATTCAGCTCCTTAATCCAAGAAGGTGCGGAACAGTAACCTGTCCCGCACCCTTTTTCATTCCTCACTATACGGCAGAGGTTCTCCGCTTTTTTCATTCTCTACTCACGGTAAGAGCTCACCGCTTTTTTAATTCCCCATTTTTTCATGGCAGGGAGGGGCTACCCTCTTTCAGCGGACAAGCAAAGACCAGCAGTCTTTTCATTGTCTTGGCAGGAATACGTTCCTGCAAGTCTATTATACGCTCGGTGAGCGGGTTTGTACACGAAAAAAATGTGAAAAGTTGCAAACGCAACAGAAAAACCAAAAATTAGGGCTTGACAAGCAATGAAAATTCAAAAATCCTTCACAAACAAGACATGAATAAGCAGACTTAATAGGAACCTGCTGAAGGGTTGTGCTTTACCGCGCAGAACGGAGATAATCAATCAAATCATCTGTATCGACATCCGGGAACGTATAAAGGATGTCGTCAAGGAGATCGTACTCATTGATTTCGGGGTGCTGAGAAATATAGCCGTCAATATAGCCAGAAAGCCATCCACGGGGATAGAAGCGTCCATAGCCGAAGTCATAGCCGGCGGAAGAATCGGAACTGCGGTCAGAACCATCAAGAGAGCTTGGAGATGAAAAGGATTCGCCTGCAGAAACGCCAGCGTCAAAACCGTCACTCCTACCAATGTCGATGCCGTCAGAGGAGCCGATGACAGCAACATCATGAAACGGAGTGGTGCTGGAAGAAGAAACGGCCGAAGAACTGGAACCGTGCCCAAAAAGGACGTCGGCGGGGACGAAAGAAAAAACGGCATACCCAACGGCCAGTGCGAGAATGATGACGATCTCAAAGCCGTGCCAATGCCAGAACCGTCGCCAACGATCAGAACGGGGCTGCTTTTCACCCATAAAAATCACTCCTTTTTCTCAGTATAGAAGAAAAAGGCGGACAGGAAAAGAAAATTGAACCATTCTGTTGCGACGGCAACAAAAAAGAGGGAGCACCCGGCGGGGTGCTCCGTAGAGATTGTAATTGCACCTCAGCAGGAACGACCATCAATGCTTTTTTCTATAACACTTTGAACAAGCCCGACGACCAGCCTTTTGAGCTTCTTCGAGGGTAACTGATCTTGCGTACTTCATACCACTACAGCGGGGATTGCTGTGATAGCATTCACCGTAAGTAGATATATAAACTGTTTCCGTTTCCTCAGCGTCCGTGGATTCGTTTTGCGACGAAATCGTATGGGCGGGCAATGGGGATAATTGAAAGTCAGAAGGAACGGTGGCACCAATTATAAAAATAGAAGCAATAATAGTTGTAACGGTACAAATTTTATAAAAGGCATCTGCTTTTCTGCAAAATGTATAAATTACATCCGAAATTAGCATGAAAAGCTGTGAAACCAAAAATACAGGGATTGTAAATATTGGTATAATTGCCACAACAATAAAGAGAAGGGCGGGGATAGAAAAGAGAATAAATAAAAAAACAAATTTTAAGATATCAACAAGTGAAGGTGCCTGAAAATTAAATGGGAACAGTAAGATAAAATAGTAAGAGTTGGCAATACACGGAAGAATGGAAGCTACAGTAAAAATTTTTCCAAATGGCAATTCGGAGAATCCGACCCCAATACTGCTGAATAGAGCAGATATATAAATTATCTCCAGAAAAAAGAGTTCGGCTCTATTTTGAAATAAATACGAAAGTATTATTGCAGGGATAATCCATAGACTGGCTGCTATGGCACGGATGTTAGAAGGGGCTTTTTCAAGGTTCATATTATCATCTCCACATTTTTTATAAGTGTAGATGATGAGAAAAAGCCATTCAAATGGCAACTTCACCAAAATTTTAAAGAAAAGATTGTTTTGTTGCTCGTGCAACGCAAAAAGGCTCTTGTACAACGATGTACAGGAGCCTTTTTGTTTACTTTACCCTGCGTTGGCAGAGCCAGCGGAAACTGATGCATCGGCCTCCGCTTTTTTCTGAGCCAGGAGCTCCTGGCGGTAGGCTTCGACCTCGGCGTCAATGTCGAGGTCAGGAGCGGCGGGCTGAGCGCTGATTTCGGCAACGACACCATCCACATAGCGTAGGATGGCGTCCTGATCCGCAGGACTGAGCTTGAGGAAGGCCGTGAGGATAGCACGTTTGCGGTCATTCAAATGGTACTCGGCGACCAAGCGGTCAAGAATAGAACCCGATGTATCATCCAGCATGGGGCCATCCCCAGTGCGCAGCCAGACCTCGGATACTCCGAATTCCCGGCAGATGGACTGAACGGTCTGATCGGTGGTTCCGTTGATACCCTTTTCGATTTTATTGACGGCAGATTTGCCTAATCCGATACGGGAACCGAACTGCTCCATGGTGAGTCCCTTGGACTTTCGGACTTGCTTGATACGGTCATTGATTTCAGACATAAAATTCACCTCCTTTTGCTGTCTGAACTTATTATAACACAAAAGTGTCGAAAATCAACAATTTAATAAAAATAACGCTTGACAAAGTGGATATAAGACACTATACTAAGAACAGAAGGTGTACTGAGGACACTTTCGGAAAGAAATAAGACACGGAGGGAGACGATACCATGTCGGAACGCGAACAGAAGAGCCGGGAACTGATGGAGCAGCTGGAAAAGCTGCCGCCGAAGACACAGGAACGCATCGGCTACATGATCGAGGGCGCGCTGGTGCTGGCCGAGAGCCGCGAGACCCCGGAGCAGCCGAACAAGAGCGCATGAAAGGAGGGAAGAAGGTGGAGGAAGAAACAAAAAAGCCCTGCACGCCTGTGGAAGAGGCGGGCGGGGACTACAACGAACTGGGGCTGTACTTACACAGCAAAGAAAATAACCGAACACTGGAAGCGGCACAGACCCTTTGGGAATTCCTGCCGGGGTGGATGGCGGCCAGAAAGATGGCTGTGTATGACCCTGATTATAACAGGTCGCTTTCCGGGGTGATTGCCGAGAATGCAGAAATCATTCTGAAAGCAGCTCAAGACATGGCCGGATGGGGTCAGGCAGAGTGCGAACCGGCCAGGAAGGAAGAAACTCCACAGGGATAAGCCCCTGCCGGAACATCTGATAGATTGCGCCAGTGCATTGCTGACATTGCTCAAAGTTTGTGTCGTTGCAGCGGTCACGGACGTTAGGAACCGAGAAAACCGGAGACTTTCCGGGGACAACGCTGCAGCAGATTTCGGATTCCATTGCAGGCAGAATTCCCAGAGCGTCAAAGGGACATTGAATTTCAAACATGATTTTGTAAAGCACGGGTGGCTTTCATCTCCTTTCAGTGCAAGTATAGCACAAATCGGAGAATAAGGGCCAGCCGGGGAAGAATGCATGAAACCAAGGAGGACAAAGAGATGGGCAAGAAGAACGAGGCGGCCCGGATGCTGGCAAACCTGAACGGGCCGTGGAGCAATGCAGCCTGCATGGGCTATTGTCTGATCGCTATGCGCCGGGCAAACCTGCGCCCCGGCGCACAGCGCCGGGTGCTGATGGTGCTGGAGCAGTGTTTTGACGATGTCAGCGTGGAAGACGCCGAAAAAGCAGGCTATGCCAATACGGAGGGATAAGGCCATGGAACGTTTTGTGATCGTGATGCCGGTGGACACCAGCGCTTACCTTTTGCCCTGTGACGACGGGGACACCTGCAAGCTGGAGACGCTGCAGAAGCTGGTGGGCGGGCCCATTGAGATGGCCGACACCTGCCTGGCTGCCAGCTGGGCACGGGAGGATGTGGACAGCATCCGGATGGCTGTGAACGAAGAGGGCCTGCTGCAGGAGCTGCCTTACAATGAGCACGCCACGGATCTGTACGCGTTCAACTACATGAGCAGCATTGTAGGTCCGGCAGTGCTGATGGCAGCGCGGGGCGACGAGCTGATCGGCTTTGCAAAGTCGGTGGCCGAGAGCATCTGCGCCGAGTGGGAGATCCCGCTGGAAGCGACCGGTACGGGCGAGCGCTTCCAGACCTTTAACCCGGACTGACAGGAGGCGTGAATGGACGGTGAAAGCGGGCCGCTGAAGATGTGGCAGATCTGGGCGCTGTATGACATTGCCGCGGATTTTTACGCAGACCCGGAGAACCAGGCTGCGTTTGAAGCATGGCAGAAGCAGCGGGAGAAGTGCAAGAAAACAAAAAGGCCCTGCCGGCGTGACAGCACCGGCAAGGCCAAGGGGTGATGAAAGCAGCATGCACTCATCACCAGAAGTTTAACACAAACGGGAGGTTTTGACAATGCGGAAATGGATCTATTACTGCGGCAGCTGGGCCAGCCTGATCGGCTGCCTGCTGGTGGCAAGCGGCCTGGAAAGCTACACCGGCTGGGCCATGGCCGGGTGCTTTGTGGGGGCGCTGGTGCTGCTGGCGCTGGCTGTGGTGCTGGCGGGCCTGGGCAACTGCGCCGAGCTGGAAGAGGACGAAAAGCCCTGCAAGGAGCGGCAGCCGCAGAAGAAGCAGGCGGCCAGCCGCAGAAAGGCAGGCTGAAGGATGGGCAGATACCGCGTGAATGTGGAGTGCAGCCAGAAGCTGCCACAGACCAAAAGCGAATACTTTACACACTGCAGCTACGAGGTGCAGGCCATCAGCAAGGGCGTGGCAAAGGCCATGGCCGAGGACAAAGCCCGGGCAGAGCACGGGGGCTGTACCTGCAAGGCCTACAGCGTGGAGGTGCTGAAGTGAGCCGGCCGGAGAACCTGACGACGGACGAGGCGGAGATCTGGCAGCGGATGGAGCAGCACGGCGAGGAGCTGGTGCGGGACATGGGGGCTGCCATGATGCAGGCCGAGCGGCTGCCGGAGTGGATGCAGGAAGCAGCGGTGAACATGCTGTGCGACAAACTGGCAGACGCCCGGGCGCTGGCGGCCAGTTGGATGAACGACCACGGGGAACCGTGAAGGAGGACAAGGATGAAAAGCAAGATTGAAATCAACATTTCAGTGATCGACGACGGCCCGGTGGTGATGCGCTGCCAGGGCCAGAACACAAGCAAGGGCAAAGCGCTGGACGCCCTGGAAGATGCCTACCTGAGCACCGTGGCGCAACTGATGAGAAAGGACCTCTCCAAGGCCGAGCAGGAGGAAGCCGCCAAGGAATTTGGCGAGATGATGCAGGACCGGCTGATGGCCATGGTGCGAGGAAAAGGCAAACGGTATATGGTCAGCAGCGAAAAAGAGATGAGCTTTATGACGGAGCTGATGCGGCGGCAGGGGGAGGCGCAGCCTTGACCTACGAAGAGTACCGACGGGAGTTGAACGAGGCGCTGGAAAAGGCGGACTGGATGAACCCGCGGGACAAAAACGGCCCGGCGTACCGGGTACTGGCCCGTGCGGCACGGGACAAGGCCCTGCCGCTGGCCCAGTGGCAGAAGCTGCACGACGAATACTACGAAAGGACAAAGAGATGAAGAAGAAACTGAGCCTGACCGAGAAGATCAGTCTGGCGGAGAACAATGCGGTGGATTTTATGCACGCCTGCGTGACCATTGCCCTGCACGACGAGTACGAGGTGGGTGTGCAGCGGCTGCGGAAGGTGAACCTGCGGCGGGACGCGATCAACGAGGAGATGCTGGAAGTGATGGCCCAGCCCCGGAAGAGCGGCCGGGAACAGGCTGCAGCCGGGCAGGCCTGGCTGGTGAGCCTTTTGCCGGAGGGGGCGGAAACGGAGTTCCGGGTGCCGCTGGGCAAGGGCGCGGCCCGCAAGCAGAAGGAGCTGCAGATCCGCATGGCGGTGGACAACGCTGCCACGCTGGAGTGGCGGGTATACGCGGCGGCCTGCGCCGAGGTGCTGGGCTTTGGAGCCAAGCGCCTGAACGACTTACATAAAGCGGTGCTGGAAAACTTCCGGCAGCTTTCCGCCTGGGCCATAGAGGACGGCGTGGACGTGGCGCTGGAGCGTTTTTGCCGCTGCGCCCGGGACGCCTACAAGACCGACGTGCAGGTGGAGGACATCCCGGACGCACAGGCGCTGCATCAGCAGCAGCGCCAGACCCGGCAGGCACTGGACGGGCTGGCAGAGCGGGCCTGGATGGTGGAGGCCAGCCGCAAGCGGGTGGGCTGCCTGCCGCTGGCCCCGGCGGAAGTGGAAAAGCGCATCCAGACCGTGCTGCAGGCCCCGGCCATGCCGGAGAGCTGGGAGAGGAGGCGGGCGAGATGACCGAGATCTGGGCAGGAATCTGCAGACTTATCAGGATTCAGGCGTATGATGTGCAGATCTGGCTGCTGGAGCGCAAGAAGTGGTTGCTCGACTGCGGAATCGGGGCATTGGATGCACAGATCTGGTGCTGCAAAAAAGTAATTGAGATCACGGAGGCATGGGAATGACACTGAAGGAGGCAATGGCCTACCGGGGCGAGAACGCCGACACCCTGGCGGAGAAGATCGGCATCCGGGCCGGGGAGATCACCAAGTGGATGCGGCCTGCCGGGCTGCTGCGGGTGCCGTCGGCACGGCTGCAGCAGCTGGCCGTGGCGCTGGACGGCGGGGTGCTGGCGACGGCGGACGGTGTGGAAGTGGAGCTGTACGGGAGCGGAGGCAACGCATGAGCAAGGACAAATGCAGAATGAGCCGCAAGCGCTTTTGCAAAAAGGCGGCCGGAAAGCACGGCGTGCAGGTACAGGAGGTGCGGGACATGGTGCGTGAGGAGTGGGCGGACCCGCTCAAGCGCCTGCAGGAGAAGCGTGCGAGCGCAAAGCACCGGGCCGGGAAGCAGGAGGGCAGCGCCGTATGATGGTATACAAGTATCGCCTGACCGACCCGGACAGCGGGAAGGTGCTGTACGAGGGCACGGCGGCAGATCTGGCCGCCCAGGGCGTGGTGCGGGCGGAGAAGATCCTGCCGACGCTGTGGCGGGATCAGCAGCGCCAGCACAAGCGCCGCGGCAAGCACCGGTGGGACATCACCCGGGAAAAGGTAGAAGTGGCTTGCAGCCGGAAAGCCTACAAGGTGCGGCTGAAGCCGAAAAAGACGGCGGCCGTGCAGGCAAAGCCGCCGAAACGGCCTGCAAAGCCGAAAGCTGCTGCGCTGCCGGTGCCGAAACCGGTGGCACCCAGAGCGCCCCGGGTGCGGCTGAAGAAGTACCTGGCAGACCCTGACCCGCTGCAGCTGGATGTGCGGGACCTGGAAGGCTACAACGCCCAGGCCCGGGAGCATGGAAAGAAAGAGCTGAGCTACGGGTACTGGGCGGCCGAAGGGAAACCGGCTGCTCCGGCATGGTAAAGCCGGTATGCACGCCGGACTGCCCGGACCGGCACCCAGCCTGCAGCGACCGGTGCGAAAAATACCGGGCCTGGAAAGCACAAATAACGAGCCCCCGGCGGCGCTGGATGCGCGCGGCCGGGGGCTTTGGCGACGGCGGGAGCGTCAGGCCGAACGGGTGCTGCCAGAGGGAAAGCTCTGGCGGCAGGCGTTTGAACTGAACAAGCCATTCCTTTTTATAATAGGCGTCCGAGGCGGGCGCTTTGGGGGGCTTGTATACCCGTTAATCTTGTGACTGTGTGGGCCACAGAAAAGAAACCAACACGAAAAGTTTACCGGACAGGGAGGGCACCGGGATGCGAAAAAGCTACATCCGGGAAAAAGGGACCCTTTGCGGGGACACATACCAGGCCGTGGGCATTTACCCCGTGACGGATCAGGAGCACCGCCAGCGGGGCAAGAAGCGCAAGGAAAGTGACCGGGGGCAGAAGAGCCGGAACAAAGCCGCCAGCCTGCGCCGCCGACAGCGCAAGGTGCTGGCCAATTTTGACCAGAACGGCTTTTACCTGACCGCTACATACGAGGACGCCTACCTGCCCGAGGACGAGGAAGGCTGCTGGCGGGACGTGAAGAACTATGCCCGGCGGGTGCAGCGGGCGGTGCGCAAGCGCTTTGGCGTGCGGGGAACGTGGCTGAAGTTGATGCTGTGGGCCGTGCGCAACGGCGAGGCCGGGCGGCTGCACATGCATGGCTTTGCCCAGTGCCCGGGGCTGAGTGAGGCAGAGCGGCGGGAGCTGCGGTATATGCTGGAGGATCTATGGCGGCGGCGTGTCCCCGGCACACGGGAGTTTGAGCCCATGGGCACCATGAACGCAGACCGGATCATCATGAAGAAGATCCTGGGCATTGACGGGCAGGGTACGAGCGGCACGGTGGGGTACATCTACGGCCACGGCTTCCGGCGGTGCCTGGAAACCAGCAACCTGACCCTGCCGGAGGAGCAGCCGGCAGCTGACACCAAGTGGAGCCGCCGCCAGCTGCGGGAGGCCTGCAGCGAACACGCGGAGGACCCGGCGTGGTGGGAAAAGCAGTTCCCGGGATGGGAGTGCGTCAAAATACAAATCTTTGACCCCGGCGGGCTGCACGAGAATGCCGAGCCCCGGCCGGAGGGCTGGGAAGCCACCGAACCGCAGGCATATGTGATCCTGCGGCGGCGGGAGTTTGCGAAAGTTCGCACATGACAGACAAGATAATTTTATTTTGCGCGTAAAATAGGCGGTTTGTGCGGGGAATGTGTGAGATATCAGCCAAAAACGGCAAAAAAAGCGGGAAAGGCGGCGGGCAGGTGACCAAAAAGCAGCGGAAAGAGGTGCGCAGGGCGCTGCGGCAGTACGACGGGCACGGCAAGTGGGCGGCGGTGCTGGACCGGGTGCGGGACTACTATGCCCGGACGGACCCTGCCTGCTGGGAGCTTTTGCGGATGCGCTACCTGGAGGGCATGCGGGAAGAGGACGTGATCCGAGCGCTGTACATCGGGCGGACGACCTACTACAGCAAGGAGCTGGAAGCGCTGAGCACGGTGGGGATCTATGCGGCGGCGGCGGGGCTGCTGGATGCGGAATGACAGCTGCGGGAACGAAGAGAGATGGCTGAGCGCTGCGGCGCGCGGCCTTTTTGTGCTGCAACGGCGACGACCGCCGCCTGCGGCTGAAACAGGGAGGAGCTGTTGGGGCAGCGGCCAGCAGGATGCAAGGCCCGCCCAAGGGCCGCAGCAGACGCTGGGAGCTGAGGCTGGGGCAGTGTTCTGGTTTTTCAAAGCGCCGCAAGGCCGCTGCGGAAAAAACAGCAAACACAACCCGTGCTCCACTCCCCCAAAAAGTCCGTAGGTTTTTTGTGCGGCGGTTTGCGATAGACTGGAACCATGAGCACAGAGGGAGGGCCTGGGATGGCACAGCGGAAATACTGCAAAAATACCGTGCCGGGCCGACAGGGGCGCGGGAAAAAGTACCCGGCCAAGGTACGGGCCGAGGTGGTGATGGCCATGATCAGCTCCAACTCCATCTGTGCAGTGGCCCGGAAGTACGGCGTGCCGGAGAGCACCATCCGCAGCTGGATGGCCGAGGAGGCCGGAAAGTCGGACGGGGTGTTTGCCGAGGCCAGGGCCCAGGCGGCGCGGGAGATCGCAGCCCGGGCGGCGCTGGGAGCCCGGGCCCAGGTGGGCTACCTGCAGCAGCGGGTGGCCGAGAACCAGCGGGCCAGCGAGATCTGCACAAAGCTGCGGGCAAAACTGGACGAGGATGCCCGAGCCCGGGACTTTGCGATCGGCGGGCTGCTCAAGAGCGAGGCGGAGAACCTGCAGGACGCGGCAGAAACCGGCCTTGTGGTGTACAGTGAGCCGGGCAGCTACGACCGGCAGCTGGAGGACGATGAGCGGAAGGAGCTGGAACAGCAACTGGAGCGGTACGAGGCGCTGGCCATGACCGACAAGGACGCGGCGAACGTGGCCACGGTGCTGCTGAACGCTGCGGCCAATGCGGCGGCGCTGGTGCCGCGGGACGAGGGCGGCAGCCAGAGCGCTGCCCCGGCGGTGCTGATGGAAGCAAAGGACGACGCAGAGCAGCAGGAGGTGGTGCTGGATGGC